CCAGCGGATGGCCACCGGGCTGATCATGGGCACCACCACCTGGCAGAAGGCCGAGCAGCAGGCGACGCAGACCGTGCTGCAATCCGTCGTGCAGCTCACCACACAGGCGCTGGCCCGCTGGGCGGCAAAGGAGTTGTTCCAGACCGCGACCACCAAGGCCGGCATCGCCGCGCGGGACCAGCTGGAAAACGGCGACGCCACCGGCACGGTGATCGCCAAGTATCTGGCCTCCTGGCTCGGCCTGGAAACCGGCAAGACGACAGCGACCGCCGCGCAGAACGCCATCCGCACCACCAGCGACGCCACCGCCGCGACCACCGCGGCCACCACCGGATCACTCGGCGCGATGGCCACGATCAAGGCCGATGCCGCCGCCGCCGGCGCCGGCGCTTACGCCGCCACGGCGATGATCCCCTATGTCGGGCCGGCCCTTGCGCCCGCTGCCGCCGCCTCCGCCTATGCCGGCGCGCTGTCGTTCAGCGCCGCCGCTTTGCCGAGCTTCGCCGTGGGTGCGTGGAACCTGCCGAACGACATGATCGCCCAGGTGCACGCCGGCGAGATGATCGTGCCGGCCCAGCAGGCCGCGCAGATCCGCGCCGGCGGTGGGGGCGGCAGCAGCGGTGGCGGCGGCGGTATAGCAAACTTCAACATTTCAGCCGTGGACGGCGCCAGCGTGATGGCGTTGCTGCGCGCCAACATGCCGCAGATCGCCCGTAGCCTGCAGCAGCACTGGCAGACCAGCCCGAGCACCAGGCCCACGTCATGAGTGTTCCGGTTTTCCCAGCGCTCACCACGCTGCTCTATCCTCGCCCGCGCACGCCGATCTGGCAGACTGTCCGCCAGAAGAGCATCAGCGGCCAGGAGACGGCGCTGCAGCTCTGGACCTCGCCGCAGTGGCGCTACGAGCTGAGCTTCGACGTGCTGCGATCGAGCGCGGCCTTGCAGGAATGGCAGTCCGTGGTGGGCCTGTTCAACCAGGTCGGCGCCGGCGCCCAGGTGTTCGCTTACAACGACCCCGCCGACAGCGTCGCCAGCCAGCAGCCCTTCGGCGTCGGCGACGGCGCCACCACCAGCTTCCAGCTCGTGCGCGCGCTCGGCGGCTTCGTCGAGCCGGTCTATGCGCCGGTTTCCACCAACGTCTACACCAGCGACTGGCAGGGCGAGACGGCGCTGTCGGCCGGTGGGCGGACGAACCTGTTGGCCTACAGCCAGCCGTCGTCGGCGCATTGGACGGCGGACGGCACCCTCTCGACGGTGAGTATGACCGCGCCGGATGGCTCCGCGACGTGTACCGAGTTCGTCGAGCCGACGGGCGCTGCCGGCACAGGTATCGGCTTCTCGCCCGCTGCGGTCGCTGTGTCGGCTGGCGAGGTGATCACCCAAACGATCTGGGCCAAGGCGGTCTCGGCCGGGTCAAAGCGTTATCTGATCGCCTTCATGAACACCGGCGTTGTCGGTGCCTACGAAGGCGTGATGTTTGACTTGGTGCTCGGCACGGCGACGTCAACGGCATCGGGCGTGACGGGAACGATCACTGCGGGCACAAGCGGGTGGTTCCGCTGTTCCGTGACGGCGACGGTTTCCCCGGCGACCACGACATATAACCCCAGCTGGCGCGTCGCTTCGTCTGCCACCGATCTCTACGCTAACAACGTCGGCGATGGCGTATCGGGGTTTTATCTCTACGCCGCACAGATCGAAGCTGGACCGCTCGCCACCAGCTACATCCCGACCACCGGCAGCGCCCGCACGGTCACCGACTACAGCGTCGGCACCACCGGATCGATCGTGTTCACCACCACCCCGGCCGCCGGCACTGTGCTGCTGTGGAGCGGCAGCTTCAACTGGCTGTGCCGGTTCGATGCCGACGAAATGAAGTTCTCGCTCGATTACGCCGGCATCTGGTCGCTGAAATCCTGCATTTTCACCACGGTGAAGCTATGAAAACCGCCAAATATGAAGCAACGCCCGGCGCCCTGGTGGCGCTGCTGGCGACGCGGCAATTCGTCAGTGCCGACCTCTATACCTTTACCCTCGCCGCCGGTGGCACGCCGCTGCGCTACACCACCGCCGATACCGACATGGGCTATTCCGGGAATGTCTGGACCCACGGTGGCCCGCTGTTCGACAAGCCGGATCAGCGGGCGCTCGCGCATTGGAAGGTCGGCCTCGACACCGACACCTGGCAGTGTCTGATTGCGCCCCGTCCCATCGATCCGATCTCCGGCGCCGCCTATCCCGACATGATCGGCGATGTGCCCTGGCTGGCGGCGGCCCGGGGTGGCGCGCTCGATGGCGCCGTGGTGCAGGTGGATCGCGCCTTCCTGCCGGTGTGGCCGACCTTCCCACGCAACCCGGTGGTGACGCCGATCGGCGTGGTCAACATCTTCACCGGCCGCGTGGCGACGCTGGACATCGGCCGCTCCGCCATCGGCATCACCATCAACAGCCACCTGGAGTTGCTCGACACCCAGATGCCGCGCAACCTCTACGGCTCCGGGTGTCGGCATCTGCTGTATGATCAGGGTTGCCAGCTGCCCGCAGCGAGCTACCGGCAGACCGGCGTGGTCGCGGCCGGCAGCACGGCGTCGGTGGTGCTGTCCACGGTGGCGGCGCCCAGCGGCAGCGGCACCTACGCGCTGGGTAGTCTGGTTGGGACTAGCGGCAAGAACGCGGGCTTCGGGCGGTCCATCCGCTCCTGGAGCCCAGGCTCTGGCGGCAGCACCGGCAGCTTCACGCTGCTAAGCCCGCTGCCGTTTACGCCACAGCCCGGCGACCAGTTCAACGTGTTCGCCGGCTGCGACAAGCAGCTCGGCACCTGCGGGGCCTTCGGCAACACCCCCAATTTCGGCGGCATGCCCTACATCCCGCCGCCGGAGACTTCGACGTGAGCGCCGAACAGCGCGCCGCCGTGGTGGCCGAGGCGCGCTCCTGGATCGGCACCAGCTATCACCACATGGGCACGATCAAGGCGACCTGGTCGGACGGCAAGATTGTTGACAAGGGCGGCGTGGACTGCGCCACGCTGCTGGCTGAGGTCTATGCCCGCGCCGGTGTGATCCAGCCTGTGGACGTGCCGTTCTATCCGCGCGACTGGCATATGCACCGCTCGACCGAGCGCTACCTGTCCACCGTGTTGCAGCACGCCCACGAGATCGACGAGCGCCACGCGCTGCCCGGCGATGTGGTGCTCTACAAGTTCGGCTGGGCGTTCAGCCATGGCGCCATCATCGTCGATCCCTCCTGGCCGCGCATCGTGCATGCTAAATGGCGCAGCAATTTGGTGCACGAGGATCTCGGCCACGTCGGTGAATGGGCGGATCGACCGCGTAAATTCCTGTCGCTGTGGGCCTGAGCGATGTTCGGTAGCAGCAGCAAAAGCACACCGCCCGCCAATGCGCTGCGCATCCAGTCGTCGATCGCGGGGATACCGATCCAGATCGGCTGGGGCCGCAATCGCATCTCGGGCAATTTGATCTGGACTGGCGACTTCGCCTCGCAGGGCGGCTCCGGCGGCGGTGGTGGCAAGGGCGGCGGCGGCAAGGGAGGCGGCAGCACCACCTACACCACGTCGGTGATCATCGGCCTGTGCGAGGGGCCGGTCTGGCAGTATGGCCCGATCTGGAACAACTCCACCCAGGAGAGCCTGGCGAACATGTCGCTCGCAGGCATGGGCGGCGACTACGGTGCTGAGCCCTGGAGCTACATGACCTCGGTGCACCCCGATGAGGCGCTGGCCTATCGCGGCCTGGCGACCGCGGTGGGCGCCTCGATCCCCCTGGGTAGTTCGCCGAATTTGCCGAACCTGACATTTCTGGTGACCTTCGCCATCGCCTACGCCATCCCCGGTATTCCCGACGCCGACCCGGCGGCCGTCGTGATCGATTATCTGACCAACCCCTATTATGGCGTGGGTTTCCCGCCAGAATTCGTCGGCGCGCTCACCAGCTATTCGGATTACTGCGTCGCCAACGGCCTGGTGGTCAGCCCGGTGCTCACCACCCAGGCGGAAGCGCGTGGCCTGCTCAATGACCTGATGATCGCAACCAACAGTGAATGCGTGTGGTCGAACGGCCAGCTGACTGTGGTGCCCTATGGCGACGTGAACATCGCGGCCAACGGGCGCACCTGGATAGCGCCCAGCGCGCCGCTCTATTCGCTGTCCGACATCGACTTCAAGAAGCCGCAGGGCACCAACAACAACAGTAGCTCCAGCTTCTCATCGGATGATCCGGTGCAGTGCACCAGGCTGCGGCCGAGCGATCAGAACAACCAGATCTGGATTGAATTCCTCGACAGCACTAACGCCTACAACCCGAACACGGTCAGCGCCACCGACGACGCCAGCGCCAATATCTACGGGCTGCGCAAGGCCGACACCAAGACGCTGCATTTCTTCACGAATGGCTGGGTCGCCCTGCTCAGCGCGCAGCTTATGCTGGGCCGTGAGGCCGTCGACAACACCTACGCCGTCACGGTCGGCCCGGAATATATCCTGCTTGAGCCGATGGACATCATCGCCATCACAGATGTGCCGCAGGGCCTTGTTGTCGCGTGGGTGTACACTAAGGAAATCCAGGAAAACAACGATTACACCCTCACGCTGCAGCTGGAAGACGCGCTGTTCGGCGCCGGCAACGCGCCGATCTATGCGGCACAGCCGGCACTCGGCTCTGGCCTCAACCTCAACGCCGCACCCTCTGGCGTCACCACGCCAGTGATCTGGGAGCCGACCTACGCGTTGGCCGGCGGCACTGAGATCTGGCTCGCCGTGGCCGGCACCGCGAATTTCGGCGGCGCCGACATCTACGTCTCGACCGATGGGGACACCTACGCGCTCGCCGGCACCTTCGAGGGCGCCTCGCGCATCGGGCTGACCACCGCGGCACTGGCGTCGGTGGCCGTGGCGTCGACGGGCCCGACGATTGACCAGGTCAACACCATCGGCGTGGATATGTCCGAGAGTGGCGCGCAGCTCGCCAGCGGCACCCAGCAAGACGCCCTGCTCGGCAACACGGTTTGCTATCTCGGCGGCGAATATCTGGCCTACCAGACGGCCACTTTGGTCTCCGGCTCGGCCTACACGCTGAGCTATCTGGTGCGCGGCCTGTACGACAGTAGCCCGCAGGCATCCGGCTCCGGCACGCCGCTGGTGCGGCTCAGCGCCGGAAGCTATTTCCGCTATCCGCTCACCGTCGATCGCATCGGCCAGACGCTGTATTTCAAGGCGGTGCCGTTCAACGATTTCGGCGGCGGCGGCGTGACGATCGATGAGGTATCGGCCACCGCCTACACCATCACCGGCGTCGCCCTGGCGGAAGCGCTGGCAGCGCCGAGCAACCTCACCACCAGCTACGTCGCTCAATACACCTATCTCACCTGGGACCAGGTGACCGACTGGCGCGGCCCGGATTACGAGATCCGCAAGGGTGCCAGCTGGGCATCCGGCCAGGTGCTCGGCACCGTCGCGGCGGCGCCATGGCTGGTCTACGGCGACGACACCTACTGGGTGGCGTCCGTCGTCACGCCGTCGCCCGGGCTGGTGGTTTACTCCACGCCGGTGAGCATCTCGATCCAGGGCTCGGCCATCGTCTCCAACATCATGAACGCCTGGAACGAGCTGGCCACCGGCTGGACCGGCACGCTCACCGGCGGCTGCGTCGTCAGCGGTGGCATCGTCGTCAGCAGCGACAGCGGCAGCGGCGAGGTGGGTGGCACCTATGAGATCCCGACCGCGCACGAGATCAACGTCGGCCGCGCCTGCGCCTGCAATGTGCTGATCAACTGGACCTCGGCCGGCTATCCCGAGGGGCAGAACCTGCTGGGCGTCGTCAACTTCCTGACGCAGACCGATCTGCTCGGCGCCGCCTCGGCCGGCAACGTCGACGTCTATCCGCAGATCTCGATTGACCCGGGCACCGGCACCTATGGCCTGTGGCAGAATTTCGCGCCGGGATCTTATGTCGGCCAGCGGTTCCGCGCCCGCATGCAGATCCGGACCACGGACGCCAAGACGGTGGCCGCGCTGACCAGCTTCACCTTCTTCGTCGCCGCTCCTGAGCGTGACGACCACTACTTGGGGTTGTCCGTCGCCAGCGGCGGCACGGCCCTGGTTTTCAAGCCGGACAACACCAGCACGGCGGTGGCGTTCAACGGCGGCCCGAACGCGTCAACGGTGCCGAGCATCCAGGGCACCATCATCGGCGGCGCGGCTGGCGACACCTTGTTGATCTCCGGCGAGACCGTCTCTGGCTGCACGGTCCAGGTGGTCAATGGCGGCGCCGGGGTGGCGCGAAATGTCAATCTGCTGGTGCAGGGGTATTAGGGTATGGGCACGCTGACGATCGCCACCACGGGCACGATTTCGGGGGTGGCGGAGAACACCCAGATCAACGCCATGACTGCCGCGCTGGCGACGATGAGCCAGGGCGCCACGGCACCCACGCCCACCATCACCGGGCTGTCCAGCACCGCCGGGCTGTGGTGGCACGACATCACGGACGGCACCATCCGCATCCGTAACCAGGCCGACAGCGCCTGGATCACCATCGGCACGCTGAACGAAAGCACCGGCACCTTCGTGGCGGCCGGCGTCTCGGGGGGCACGTCGTTGGCACTGGCCGGCGGCACACTGACCGGTGCGCTGACGGTCAACGCTGGCGGGATCGACATCGTCGCCGGCGGCCTCACGGTCGGCGCTGGCGGGGCGTCGATCACTGGGAATTCCAGCATCACCGGCACACTGAACGTCAGCGGCACAGTGACGTTCGCCAGCACCGGCAGCTTCGGCGGTGCGCTCTCGGTGGCGGGGCAGATCACCTCGACCGCAGGCGGTATCAAGTTCCCGGACGGCACTGTGCAGGTGACGGCGGTGAGCGGATCATCCTTCGTCACGACCTCGACCTTGAGCGCCTATGCGACTCTGGCCAGCCCCAGTTTGTCGGGTTCACCGAACTCGCCGACCCCTCCGACGACGGACAACAGCACGCGGATCGCCACCACCGCCTATGTGCAGGCCGCTATCGCAGCCTATTGGGCTACGCTCGGCACCGGCAGCGGAACTGGTGGCGGAACTACTGGCGGAATTGATGGCGGAAGCGGCTAACGCCGGCCGGAAGGTGACGCGTGACAGTCTGATATCAGCGCGCCCGCGCGGTCAGTCTCGCCCTGAATTGCACCAGAGGGCCGTGAAATGTCTGTGCTCGTCACCAACAACGCCAACGTCCACCCGCC